CAGTTACCTACAAAATAAAGTAGAACAAACAAAAGCAGCAGGTGAATTGAAAGTTGCTATCGAAAAACGTAAGACAAAGATGGCAACAGGCGAGATTGACTGGGATCAAACTATGGCAGAAGCCAGTAAAGATTCTTGGAAAGATGAATGGATACTAGGACTCTGGTCGATACCCTTGATTTTAAGTTTTACTGGAGACAAAGGGGTAGAAATAGTGATGAAAGGGTTTGAAGCTTTAGAAAAAGCTCCAACTTGGTATACTGCAAGTCTTGGCGTCATAGTGGCTGCAAGTTTCGGAGTGAGAAGTGCGGCAAAGTTTTTTAAAAAATAGTTAAGGGGAATACATGATTACTTTTAATGATAAACTGAAAGAAGAATTTCCTGGAGTATGGGAAGAAGGACTATTGGTTGCTGATGGATTTGAAGATGCGTTCATGGGTGTGGGTAGCCAGTTTAGTCAAGCTGTAGCTGTCTACAACAGAGATAAATGTATTGATATACTTATTATGCGTGATGGTATGGGTAGAGAAGAAGCTGAAGAATACTTTGAGTACAATGTTCAAGGAGCATACGTTGGTGAGAACACTCCTGTTTTTTTAGAATTAAATATAGAAAATAATAAAAAGATAAACCCATTTAATTAAATTGAATAAGGAACAAGTAATATGGTTGTTAAGAAAAAGATAGAAAAAATTTTAAGTAAAACAGATATTGATGAACGTTTAGAACAATGGGCGAATGAAAGAAGAAACAACTTGGCTGTTGCCTTAGATCAAATGCCTTACGTTTGCGTTGGATTTACTGTAGTAGGGTTCATTGCAGGAACTATATTAGGGTATTTAATTTAATGTCTGACCTTTACATTTACGAAAAAATGTTAAAGATTATGCGTGAACGCAGAAAATTAATGGAAGAATCAATAACTTATGGTATAGTTCCAGATTTTTCTGCTTTCCAAGATCTTCGGGCAAAGCTTGGAGAACTTGCTTTTTTAGAACAGGAATTAAAAAACCTGCAGAATAAGGTGATAGAAAATGAATAAAACTTTGCTTGTACCCGATCATATAGCAGAAAAAAGAAACAAAGAAAAAATAAACAAAGAAAAAGATATTTCCGCTGCTTATGTAAAAGAAAACGAAAGATTTTTAGATCCTTCTAAACTTCCTCAAAAAACTATAGATAAATTACCACAGCCAACAGGGTGGAGGATTCTTATCCTTCCCTACAAAGGAAAAGCAAAAACAAAAAGCGGCATACACATTCCAGAACAAGTTCAAGATAGAGAAGCTCTTGCTACTGTTTGTGGTTATGTTCTTCGTGTCGGTCCAGATTGTTATAACGATAAAGAAAAATTTCCAGAAGGATCTTGGTGTAAAGAAGGTCAATGGGTAATATTTGGTCGTTATGCTGGGAGTCGTTTTAAAATAGAAGGTGGAGAAGTTCGTATTTTAAATGATGATGAAATAATTGCTACAATTAGTGATCCAAACGATATCTTACACGTTTAACCATGGAAAGGAAAACCATGCCTGAAGAAAAAGAAGAAAAAGTAGTTGATCTTGACGAAAGCCAAGAAGAACCAGTAGAAATCATTGTAGAAAATTCAGAAGAAACAGAAGAAACAAAAGAGCAATCTGAAACAGAAAACACTCCTGAACCTACTTCTGAAGAAAACTCAGAAGATGAAATGGCTCAGTACAGTGAAGGTGTTCAAAAAAGAATAAAAAAACTGACACACAAAATGCGAGAAGCAGAACGCAGAGAAAAAGCAGCAACTGAATATGCTCAAGCAATGAAGCTACAGGCAGATCAGTTAGCTTCTAGAGCTACTCAAACAGATACTAGTTATTTAGGAGAATATGAAAACCGTTTAGTACACGAAGAAAATTCTTTAAAAATACAATTAAAAGAAGCTATAGAATCAGGTGATGTTGATGCCCAAATGGATTTAAACAAAAAAATGGCACAACATGCAATAGATTCTGAAAAATTCAAACAAGCTAAACACTTTAACGAAAATAAAACTAATAAGTCTCAACCAGCTCAAGCACAACCAACTCAGGCACAACCTGCTCAACAACAAAAATCTCCTGATCCCAAAGCAGAAAAATGGGCAGAAAAAAATGAGTGGTTTGGTGATGACGAGCCAATGACTTTAACGGCTTTTAGTATCCATAATAATTTAGTGCAAGAAGGGTATGACCCTGAAACAGAAAACTATTATTCTGAACTAGATAATAGAATACGAAAAGAATTTCCGCATAAGTTCAATGAAAACACTACAAAAAACAAAAGACCAAACGCAGTTTCTGCCCCAAATAGAGGAAAAAATGTCTCTAGAAACAGAAATTCAGTAACTTTATCTAAAAGTCAGGTTGCTATTGCTAAGAAACTTGGTGTACCATTGGAAGATTATGCTAAACAAGTCGCAAGACTTCAACAACAAACGTGAGGTAGACATTATTATGACAAATAAAACCCCACGCTCTGCGGAGACCCGTGAAAAAAAGGGAAAACGTAAGACATGGTCTCGTCCATCTAGTTTGGACGCTCCTCCAGCCCCAGAGGGCTATTCTCATCGTTGGATTCGTGAATCAGTCATGAATGTGGATGATAAGAAAAATTTATCTGCTCGGTTACGAGAAGGCTTTGAGCTTGTTCGTGCTGATCAATTTCCTGACTTTGAAGCCCCCACCGTTCAGGACGGTGTCCACGCTGGAGTTATTGGCGTAGGGGGCTTGTTGTTAGCAAGGATTCCAAATGAGACTCGTGCGGAGCGAAATGACTATTTTGCTCAAAAAACAAATGATCAGAACACGGCTGTAGAACAGAATCTAATGCGTGAACAACATCCTAGTATGCCTATCCATCAGGAAAGGCAATCTCGTGTAACCTTTGGTGGAGATAACAAACCAGAATGACCCACCAGCAAACTGAGAGGTAATAAAAATGGCAAATTTAGATGCCGCTTTTGGACTACGTCCATACAGAGTCCTCGGTTCAGCAGCAAACACGAATGGGATAGCTACTTATAAAATTCAAACTACAGCTACAGCAGGAACTTCTAGTGTAATTTTTGAAGGCACTCCTGTAATTCCTTTAGCAAATGGTTTGATTGATATAGTAGGAGCCGCAGCAGGTGGCACTGTTCCAATCATTGGTGCTTTTATCGGGTGTAAATATACAGATCTAAACGGGAACGTTACTTTTGCTAACAAGTATCCTGGAACTGGATCTATTAAATCTAGCACCGTAGCAGAATGTTTTATTGCAAATAACCCAGATCAATTGTTTCTAATCAATTGTGATGCAGCAATAGCACAAGCTTCTATTCATGCAAATGCTAATTTTTCTTCGGGTACAAGCGGAAATGCTACGACAGGTATTTCTACCGCAGAACTAGCTGTCAGCACAGTCAATACAACAAATACTTTAAATTTGCGTATTGTAGGTTTTGAAGATTCTCCTTCAAATTCTGATGCTTCTGCGGCTGGTATATTAGCTATTGTGAAAATTATGAACCACTTCTATGCCTATAGTCAAAATGGCACAGTAGCAGGTATATAGGGAGGATATAGAATATGCCAATTACTCGTGGACAACTCCTTAAAGAACTGGAGCCTGGACTCAATGCCTTATTTGGACTTGAGTATGATCGTTATGATTCAGAACATGCAGAAATCTTTGACAAAGAAAGTTCAGATAGAGCTTTTGAAGAAGAAGTTATGTTGTCTGGCTTTGGTCAAGCCCCTGTAAAGGGTGAAGGAGCAGCAGTAACATACGATACTGCAAATGAAGCATACACTGCTCGTTATACGCACGAAACTATTGCTCTGGCGTTCTCGATTACTGAAGAGGCTGTAGAGGATAACCTTTACGACCGTTTGAGTTCTCGTTACACAAGAGCTTTAGCCCGTTCTATGGCGAACACAAAACAAGTTAAAGCAGCAAATATATTGAACAATGCGTTTGATAGTTCATTTACTTTTGGCGATGGAAAAGAGCTTTGTGCTACTGACCACCCAACAGTAGGTGGAGGATCTCTCAGCAACGAATTGTCAACACCTGCTGATTTAAATGAAACTTCATTAGAACAATCTTTAATAGATATTGCAGCATTTATTGACGAAAGAGGTTTAAAAATTGCCCTACAAGGCAAGAAGTTAATTATACCACCAGCTTTACAGTTTGTGGCAGAAAGACTTATGGCAACCAACTTACGTCCTGGAACAGCTGACAATGACATTAATGCTTCTCGTAATATGGGAATGCTTCCTGACGGTTACACTATTAACCACTTCTTAACAGATACGGATGCTTTCTTTATTAAAACGGATGCACCTAATGGTTTTAA